AGCGTCCAACCCAACCACGCCTGCCCCGGTCAGACTGTGGCCCTCGAGCGTGCCAGTTTTGAGGCTAGTTTGCCCCTATTCTTGGGCCTTACCCAGCATAGCTTGTACCTGCTCGTACAGGCTGGGATCGGCCCGGCAGCCCTTGGTGGGTGCCGCCCTGTGGTGCTCAGTCATAGCGCCCCGGTGCTGGCGGTGTGGTGGCTTCCTGAAGCTTGGCCCCGGCAACACCATATAGATTTCCCCTGCCCGCACCTGCGCTCTGCTTGGGCTTAATGTGAAGCCGGGTGTGATAAGCCCAATGTCAGGCCAGCTTGGGCCTGCAATGGTGGTGAACAGCACTAAGCGATCAGCTATCAAGCGCGGTGCCAGTATGTAACCACGCGGATGCGCTTTCAGCTTGATGTTAAGATTGTTTATATCAGGGTAGAATCTCAATTCTTCGCCCAGCACTTGCTTCAACATGGTTTCATATTCACAGGGGAATTCCACGAACAAACAGGCTTGAGGGTGTTTCTGATCATTATGCTCGTCTGTCTTGCCAACGCGGCAATCAATTATGATGCCTTCAGAAAGCAGGTTTTTCATCTGAAGATAGTTCCCCTTGTGTTTGGTAAACTGGCCAATCCATCGCCCCGTACAATTTCACCCAATGCTCACGCGCTTCTTCCAGAGTTGGTAGTTCCCAGAAATAGGCACGCCCTTTTACTGTTCGCGTCCAGCCACCATCACGAGTAGGTTCTTCCCACTCTGTCATCTGTTGTATGCTTGTGAGCTTTGGACACACCCGCCCAAGGAAGCGCCCGAGAGCCGTCTGATTGCCGCGTCTGCTTACATTGAAGCGCCGTGTGTAATCAATATAGTCGTCAACGAGTGCATCCTTGCGCACCTGCTTCATCCAATCAACCTTGCTGCCATGGCGCAAGATGCGGCCTTCTTCCAGCTTCTGGAACCACCACTCCTCCTCAACATTCATGCTGAGCAGTTTTTGTTCTTGCAAGGCGCTGGTCTGCGGTGCCATGCGCACATTGAAGCCGGTTATGTCTAGGGTCATCAGCGTGTGTAAAAGCGCCTCGTAACCACCTGCTTCCATCTGCGCATCAATGGCCGCGAAGTACGTGCTGTTCTGCTGCTGATCTGTACTAACGTCAATAACAAAGTATCGGCGTTCATCACCACCGGCAGGAATAACATGCTGGTCATTAGAAGACATGATAAGGTGAATATAATTCGGGAAGGTTTCAACATCAATACCCTTGGCTTCAATGGCTATGGTTTCTTCAGTGATGAGTGTGTTTAAGATAGAGCGGTGCTTCTTGTCGCCAGCGTAGAAGGCTTCATCGGCGAACAGCACAACGCAGTCACGCAAATGGCTGTTAAAGTTACCCACCAAGTGAGATGAGTTGGATATGTGCAGAAAATGACGGCCGAACAAGCTGCCGAACACCTTGGCAGTCTTGCCCTTGCCGGTGCCGCGCCCACCACGCAGCACCACGGCAACTTCACCGGGGCTGTCCGGGTGTTGCACAGTGCGCGCCATCCACTTCATCAGATATTCAAAATAGTCCGGCTTGCCGCCGCACACATTGTCTCTAAGATGGGATATGAACAAAGAGCAGTCACCTACTCTTTGTTCATAAGCAAACCCGCGCCACAGGTTGTAAGCGCCTTTGATCTCTTTGCCGGGGCTGAATACGATGGTGTCAAACTGGCGACGATTGCTGTGCCCAAGCCACCACTTGCCGACTGGCATCCAGATAGGCTTGTTTTCTTTGTCTGTGCCCACCTGTACGAACTTGTTCATGTACCGATTGCGGAAGTCATCAAAACTTTGGCGCGTTAAGCGCGTGCGCATCTGGAATGCGGTGTCAGCAACTTCTTCAATCACACGGCACTTGCCGCCTATGTTGCTGATTACGGCATGGCGCTCGTTCAACTCACGCATCCAGGGTTCAACGATTTCTTCCTTGGCGCGTGCCATCTGACGCAAGGCATATTTGTCAATGTTGCTGCCTTTGTCCAGCACACTGGCTGAGATGCCATAATCCTTATCAGTGATGACCGAATAGATCACCTCATCAGGAATATTGGCGCGGTACATCTGACACAGTGCATCAAACAACCACGATGACCGGGAATTATCCTCCTTGGTTTCCTCAGGATGGTGCCCCTGCACCAGTATCACCTTCACCCGGTTAGGCAGCAAACCGTACTTATCCAAATCGTTTACATCAGCAATGCGCTCAATGTTGCCGCTGAGTTTGATGGCCTCTGTTGCCGTGCCACCGAAGCTGCCTGTGGTGCTGGCTGACTGCACCGTGGGCGCAGCCTTGATGAATTGAGAAAGAGGGTAGCTAAGGTCAGCAGCAAAGCTGACCACCTTTGCCAATGCAGGCTTGCGCCCTTTCTTCAGCTTCTTGGCATCTGGAATATTTATAGTTCCAGGCAACCGCATGATGCGATCAATGTTGTGACAGTGGTCGCCTTCAAAGATGGTTTCAAGCTGGACGTTGTACAGCTTGGCATCTTCATACACGGCTTCATTGCCGTTGATCTCAATAGGGTCTTCCAAACGCCAGAACGCTTGATAGCCACCGCCGCTATATGTAATGCAGCTTGGCTTGGGCACACCATCAGGCAGCTTCTTGGTCAGAACATTGAGAATGCGCTCAAATTCACTCTTCAGATGCTCTGCTTTATCCTCGTCACTGTCATCTGGGTTGCCGGGGCGCGCATCAATATCAACATGGAGCCAATCCATGCTTTTGATGTCTTCACGGCTGGCCTTCTGCGCAAACTCCCGCATCACGGTGTTCACGTGGAAGTACAGGTTGAACTTGCCGTTGCGCTCCTTCAGCCATTTACCCATTTCACCAAATTGTTCTTTGGTGAACAAGCGTCCCTGAATGCCCTTCTTGTCAGGCTTGATGGCTGTCAGCCCCCAAGGGCCTGCCGGTGACCAGCGTGTTAAGAAGCTGAGTGCTGCGTCGGTATCGGGTTTGACGGTCATGGCGTGTTAATGTTCCCAATACCAAAGCAAATCGTCGCAGGGCACGTTGCCAAGTTCCATCATGTTCAGCCAGTAGCGTGAACACTTCAACTCAGCAGCCACTTCTTCTTGTATTTTGCCGCAACGTCTGCGCATGAGCAAACAGCGTTCGTGAGATTTCAAGCCAGAAGCCTTCACCGCCACCTTGGGCATATTGTTCGTATAGCGGGCATCGCCATTCTCCATGCGGGCATAGATATGGTTCTGCAGCCCATGGTGCTGCGCAGCTTGGGCCTGTGTGAAGCCCAAACGACGGCGGTGTATTAGAAGGCGTTCTGGGTGCGTAAGTTGTTCAAGCATGATATGAGTTCTTCAGTTATGAGACCGTTGCGCCAATGGCGCACCGCCAGCCGTTCAAGTTCAACGCGGGTTGCTCGCCCAACATGAACGGCTGCTACTTCACCTGTGAACAGCAACCATTCCTTGCCCACCTGAAGAAGAAGGCAACTGTTGCCACCT